CTCGCCAAAACCGCCGAACGGTGCTTTCCCAGCGTATGCACCTCGGGAAATATTTAGTAAAAAATTAGGATCTAGCCCGTTACCTATTGTTTGTCCTATCACAGATCAACCCGAACGGAGCCTGCCGCACCGGCTGCGTAGATATAAACATCTATAAGTGCGGAGTTGGCAATATTCAGCTCTTCCCCACGTACGGCAATGGCGTCCGCTAAATCTGTCGGCGCCGGGTTTGTTGTCATGCGGTACGTTTGAAAATACTGCGCCGGGCTTGTTTTTTTCAGATAGATCGTTCCTGTTAAAACTCCGGTTGCAACTTTTACCCAAGTATCTTTTGGTATCGCTACAATTAAAGGGTTTGCCATTATTGGTCTCCTTGTGGTTCTGGTTGTGCGTTTTTACTAAATGGTGCTATTGGCAATTCTGAGTATTGTTTTGTCAATTTTCGTCTATTCGATTTGCCGTCTGATCCGTTGTAGTTGCTCGCTTCGTAGTCTAGGTCTGTTAATCCCATACCTGCATAAAGTTCGATGGCTTTCGCGGATTTTTGCGGGTCAATGTTAGGCATTGACGCCCCTTTCCATTTGTGTTTTAGCCATGCAGCCCTTAACCGTGGGTCTGACCAGCCAGGCACAGAGATACGCCCGGCGGCGACTTCTTCTGCAAACCACATCTCAAAGACAGGGTCAAGGAAATCCGACGCCATTTCTTGACGACGAGCAACGGCAGTGCGCCAGACTAAAATAAGGGTTGCCCGACTTGCAGAATAATTCTCTCCGAATTTCTTAAGGACTACTTCCCTGCTGTCACCCATAGCCGCGCATATATAGTCCATGAACGACTCGACAAACGGCGCGTAGCTGTCTCCGGGGGAGGTTTCCGGGAATGGCTTAAGGTCTTCACCGCCGGAAAGGTTGAAAACGCCTACGCCTGGCTGTTTAAGTGTAGCTTCAGGAATAGGGCAATAGTCAACTGTTGGCGTTGTATTTGTTGGGCTTGGTGCTGGGTTTGAGCCGTATGATCTTGATGATGGCCCGGCGCCGCCTGTGATATGTTCGAAAGGATTGGTTGCGGCTTTATTCTCAGCAGGCTTCGTGTACATATTGATAGACGCCTGGTTAATCGCCTTTTGGATTGTAGCTGAAGATAGCCCTGTAAGGTCTTGAAACTCTTGTAAAGCTACAGCTAGTTTTGTATAGCCTCGTCTTTGCCCTGCATAGTTGGCGGTGTACCCGTGAAGCATAAACACCCTTCCAGACTTTGGGCCTTTCGCTTGGACTGTGACGTCCGAGAAATTACCGTCTTGAGCTTTGACCCATATCCGGTAAGCTATCTCTTTCCCGGCTGCGTCACGGATTATGCCGTCATCATCTCCGTAGTCATACATTGTGGAGGTGTAGCTATATCCGCGAATTTGGTTTGGGTCTATGAAAGATATCTGTAGGGGGTTAAGTAAAGTATTGTCTTTACTATAATATAACCTGGTGAATATCTCGCCGTCTCTTTTGTCGAAAATCTTATATAGCCGTTGATTCTGGTAAAAATTATTTGTTTCGGATCGGTCGGATTTTTTGGATTTTGCCCACTCGTCAAACCGGTTTTCGATTTGCGTGGAAATCATTTCGGCTTGCTCGTCTGTCAAACCTAACATTTCAGCGTCGATTGCCATTTCAAGCTTTAACCCCTCGCCAACAACAATATCTGCGTCACTGTCAACGATGGCATGAGCTGAAAGGCTTTCGTGGTAGGCTAACCGGGCTTGCTGTCTTAATTTGAAGTGATCAAGCGTCAACGTTGGGGAGTCATACGCCATCCCGCCGTCATATTTACCGCCGGAGTCACGACCGCCGCCGTAGTAAGCAACAGGGCCGGAAGATGTAAGTTTTGAGATAATCTTTCTAAAAAAATCAAACATTAGCGCCTAAACCTGATTGATACAACCCCACCGCCAGCAAGTTTTCGTTGCAGCGCGTCAATATCGTTTTCTAAATATTCGATTTGTTTTTGTAGTTCTGACGGATTTCTGTATTTCGATGTCTGCCGTGCCTCGCCTGTGTCCAGCGTGTAGGACTCCACCCGCGAAACTGTCAGGGCTTCTTCATAAGCTAAATAAAGTGCGTCAAGTTGCGCTAATTTTTTAGTAAGGCGCTCTTGAAGCTGTGTATTTCGGTCTGTTGAGAGGCAGGTCATTTTTTATGAAAATAATTGTTGACATTATAAATCATGGTAGTATTCTGATTATAACAGCGGTAATTAAAATAACTTAACTAGGAGAAATGAGATGGAAATAATAAAAGAAATCAGAGACGACATGCAAAACAATTCATCAAGAATTAGAAAAGGCGTTTATAAAACAAAAACTGGTTTTCAATGGGTAACATATACAAAAAGCGGAGAATGCAAAAAACTACAAACAGCGATGAAAAAAGCAGGGTTTTAAATAATTCGTGCCCTTACTGCAAGGGCGCTATCTCTGATTTATCACAAGGCAACAAAGAAAGATTGCGTTGTTTAAAATGTAAAGCCCAATACTACAAACGCTGGTATAATTGGGGCGAATGGGAAAATTATATAAATAGTTGACCAATATCAATGACCATAAAACAAAAAAAATAATAATGCAAGGGGAAAAATTATGAACTATTCAACACTAAAAAGAATTGCAGCACTGTTAACAATCGCGAGTAGTAACCCAACGAGAAAAAACTTGAATTGTGTTATGTTAATGTGCAATAAAGATACTGTCGAGTTAATGTCAGCCGATGGATTTTTAGTTTCGAAAGAAGCTGTATGTGACGAAGAATTGTGCGATATGCTTGAACCGAATAAAGAATATGTTATCCAAAAAAAATCTGAACCAGCGGTAAATGCATTGATTAAGCTAAACAAAAAAACAAAAACGAATTTTAATCTTAATAAAACCGGGTCAGAAATTATTGTTAGCAACAGTTCAGATTTTATGGTTATTTCTTTCAAAATACAAGAAAACGACTTAATATATCCAGATTTAGATCGTATCGTTAAAGATAACATTAAAAACCCCATTTCTATTGGGATAAACGCAAGATTGTTGAACAATCTAGTTCAGGCAATCGCCGATGATTACAAAAAAGACGCTACTATCAAAATCACAATTTCAAACGACGAAACAAAAAAAATTATGGTTGAATGTAGCGACATATCCAACCGTAAAGGGGTCGTGATGCCTGTTAAAATTATAGGGGGAAAATGAATAAGCAAATCGAAAAATTAATCAAAGAGTACGAAAATAAAATTGTTCTCTGTAATAAAATTATTGCAAATGAATTTTGCTCTGGGGTGAGAAATACAGAGCAAATAATAATTTTCAATACAAAACGTGATACCTACGTAAGTTTTGTCACTGGGCTTAAAACTTTACTTGTAGATAAATAATATTACCACGGAGGGCGCATGAACCTGCAACAGTTCATATGCAAAAAGAAAAAATATCAAACCGCAGTAGAAGCAGTAACAGCAATGAATAAAATATTGTTAGCTGGCAAGGCTGGGCTGTTGAGATATTATTTGTGCGGTAATTGTAATTATTATCATATTACAAGGCAAAAAAGGAGAATAAAATGAACCTGCAACAGTTCAAAATCTCGAAACTTAAGAGCTATCTCGTCAATAATTATCCTGTTGACGAGATCAAGAATATTGTTAAGCACCCAGGAGAGTATACGTTACTTATAAGCTCTTGGGGCTTGCATGCGTCAATGGTGCGAAAATCTGCGGTTCTGGCGTTGGCTGAGATTACGGGGGAGTAATTTTATTTTATTTAATAGGGGGGAATATGCTATACACACATTCTCAGATTATAATTAATCTATTAACAAAAAATAATAATATTTTTACGGTACTGACTAGCTCTAATTTGGCGTTTTCAGTGAACACAAGCAAAAAAAACGGAGAACGAGATTTTTTTATTTACAATTATGTCTCAAAACATCCCAGCAGCGCTTGCGTGTTGGATTATGTTGATAAAAAACACCTTGGTAAAAATATCAACCTGATCAAATGCGGAGTCTGCGGTAAAAACACGGCTATTGTTTTGCCAAAATGTTTTCCGACATGCGCAGATAAAGCCAGGTGCGCTGACTGCTTGCCTGAGAATATCCCGGACTGTGCGGGGTGTAATAATAATATTACTGGTTAGTCTCAGCCTCAAGCTTATCCAAGACAAATTTATGGTTCAAGTCTTGTAGTTCGGCTTGTGTAGCGCCTTGCTGTTTTGCGTAGGTGCGGTACTCTGACACGAGCGAGTCAAGATAGAAATCGCCAGCGCACAAATTACCGACACGGCAATCAAGCGGCTCGTTTCTGGCTCCTGATTTACAGTAGAACGATCCGTCTTGCATCTTCTCTTCGACTGTCAAACCGTGGAAATATTTTTCAGGGTAGTCGATCGGGAAATCTGAAAATCCGTTTGGGTTGTCGTTTATGTGTTGGCGTTTGATTTCCAAAGAATTATAAACAGATTTTTTGTAATAATTTGTTGAAATTGTTATTATTTTTCCACCGTCGTTACCTTTACTGACACGGTACCGCATTAAATCAGACCTACTCTCATCATCGTAACCCTCATTCTTCCGGCGTTTAAGCTGTTGGTGCCCTTTTGTCGGCCATGTATTATCCCATAACCTGCAAAATTGATAAACTACGCTGGTTTGGTCTCCTGAATCAATAAAAATTACAGCGACTTTAAATTCATGGCCGTCTTTTCGTTTATATGTCAACCCGTCTTCTATCGCCCATTTATTTAATTTTCCCCATGCTCCGGAGTGCGGGTCGTCTGTTGCGCCTATAAATTTTTTATATAATATTGACCATGTGCGGTAACCTTTACCGTGTCCACAAATTTCCAGTTCTAAACGTGGCGGGTTTGAGCTGTCGTTTTCGTTCCCCTCCTGCACGTCAACCGCCATTGTCAAAAACAGTACGCCTTTCGGGACTGATCCGGATTTATACGCTCCTACGTTTTCAAGTACAATCTCAAGCTTCGGGCGGCCTCCTTTTTCTTTGTATGGGACTCCACGGATCAGGTTGTTAAATGACCGCATACCGTCCGGGGATTTCTGAGCCTTCTCATATTTCTGGTATATCTTTTTCCATGAAAGCATGCCGAGAGGGGCAAGCACGCCAGGCCAGTGACGAGACGCTATTTCCTTCCGGCTGGCTACTGCGGTCGGGTGCCAAAATCCTTTCTTTAGAAAATCTTGTTTTTCGTGTTCCCAAATCGGTTCTTTACATTTGATACATTCGAAATACGCCGATGTTATGACCCCGGCTTCACGTACAGGTTGCATCTTAAATTCCGTTTCGATTCCGTCTTCAATCGAATCAAGCGCTTGTTTTTCGCCGCACCTTGGGCAAGGAATTAAAAATATTCGTTGATCCCCTTCAAGAAAATGCTTGTAAATCGTGCTTTCGTTGTAGGTTGTCGGAGTGGAGAGCATAAACATTTTCCCACGGTCACCCCACGCAAACAAACGGGCAAGCGCAACGTCAACAAAATTACCCTCTCCGGTTGTTAGCTGTATCGGGGCCCCGTCCACTTCGTCAATGTAAACTATCCGCTTATCGGTAGACCGTAGCATAGATGCAGCTTGAGCGCTGGCCATGTCAAGTCTGCACCCGTGGTATTCTTTGGAATAAACCTTGTCGCCAGTCCTGCGGGAATTGTTGCTTGCATACTGTGCGTAAATATCTTTCCTGTAATTGTAGCTATCAATCGCAGGTTCAAGCCGTCTTGTCGCCCATCTTTCAATCAATCCCTCTGTCGCTGAAATCAGGAGTTGATCGGCTGGGGCATATCCCATATAGTACATGATCACACACTCGACAAGCATCGTCCACCCACCTTGCGCAGCCTTCATGCAAACGTCCTCTTGGATATTGGAAAACGGGGACATATTGTTCATGGGTTCGAGCAAATACGGTGAATAGGATAAATCTAATTGACCTGGCCTTGGAGTCCCCGGCGGCATGATGCGGTTTTTCTCGGCGTGTGCGGATATGTCTAGCGTAGGGAGTGACGACGGCAGGCTCCTGATTTTTTGTATCAGGAAGTTACGCATTGCTTGGAGTTGATGAGGCGAGATTTCAAGGTCAGGCTGTTGCAATTTCTTTACCACAAAAAGGGCAATATTTGATTTTTATTTTTTTCCCACTGTCAATACATTGACAATCATCAATGTCAACCATTCTCAAATATCCACGATCAATAAATACATCTACTTTAATTTGGATTGCTTCTGATATTGTTATTTTAGTGACCCCACCCCAGCCCCAACTGCTGCGGCTTATAAATACATCATCTACAATAGTTTTTTCTTTTTCGCAATATTCACACATCACGCAACCTCTCCCGTATTATGTTCAAAGTCATCCTCGAATATCCCCGCCTCAGCTTCCCTTTTAAATTCTTCCAGCCCGCGCATGACTTCTTTGTTGATTTCGTTTTCGATGCTTTGCGTGATGGCCTGATCTGTGATTTTGCAGATTGCAGCAATGGCAGGGGCTACCCTACCGCCGAGAGGAAAAAAATGGTTGACTATCACAGAACTGAGACGCCCGGAAAATTTGTTGACTTCATCACGTAAAATCAATGTCCCCATCTTCTGAGCGATTTCAAGTTGAATCTTCGCCGTTGTCGCTTGGATTCGCTTCATGTCCAAGTCGTTCTTGGTCGCGCCGCCCATGCCGTAGGTTTTGTTCTGTGTCTGTGGCGCTTGTATGCGTGGCTGTTCCCTTGAACTTTCTCTGTCTGATGATTTCTTTTCTTTTATCCGCTTGATGTAGTCTTTAGTCTTAGGATCGTCCTCGATTATTCGCAAATCAATACCTTCGCCTGTCGTCGCAACAGCGCCACGAGTCACGGCTTTTGTCACGGCAGGTTTGGAGAGCTTGTATTTTTTGGAAAAATCTATGCGTTTGATTAGCTGCATGGGTTATTCTAGAGAAGTCCAGTTATCACAAGTTATGTCTTTTTTATTTTTGCTAACCCCACAGCTTGAAGTATTAAACACAAAAAATGCGTGCCTGCATATCTTGCAGTGTCGAACTATTGGATTATAAATACACTTCTCTTCATGTAGTCTTATCACGCCTTTCCCTGGGCTTGTTTCGTTGCAGTAATCACACTTCCAAACTTTTTTCATGTTGTTATTTTATTTGGCGCACCGGGCAGGGATTCGAACCCTGCGTCCACTGGTGCGATACCAGTCAGGTTGAGCGCGGTCATCTATTGTACTTAACTAGTATTTCAAATAGAGCCTATACCCTAGCATGCCACTCTGCAACCGGTGCGTATTATTTCTATACCCACAATTACAGACAACCGACAACGAATCAGCAATCCTTAAAATCGCATGTGCTGTGGATGGTTAGTTAACAAGATTAACGTTAACCAAAACGTTAACTTTTGTCAATATATCAATATTATGTACGGTTTTACGTTCGCTCCAGCGGTTTCCCGGTTTCAGAGTTCTGATAGCTGCGAATTGTCGCGCATCGCGTTCTGAAGGGCTCTGTTTAAGAGGGTTCGCCGGAGGACCCGAAAAAATATAAAGCCTGTGTTTGGTTTGCCGTATGCTATATGTTTTTGTATTATGTTATAATATACCAGCACACCTTGTCCCATTCTTAATTCTTCTTATTTGTGTTGGCGATACAGGATATATCTTTGCTAGTTGGTAAGAACTTTCAGTGCTGTTCCTTATATTAATAATTTGTTGATCTGTTAATTTTTTCCTAGACAATCCTTCGCCTGTATAATGTCTACCTTTATCAATCATGTCTTGTGTATTTTGTTTTCTTGTCCCTAGGATTAAATGTTTTGGGTTTATACATCTTGGATTATCGCATGTGTGCATAACAACTAACCCATTAGGGATATCACCTTTATGGACTATATAAGAAAACCTATGAGCTGTGATTGTTTTATTTTTATTATTATATTTGATTTGAAAAGTTCTATATCCTTCATGTTTTTTAGCCCCATTGTATGTATTCCAACATCCTGTTATTTTATTAACATCCCATAATACAGTCCGGTCAAATTGCTCTTTAATATCCATATTAAACTCCATTGTTAAAGATTATGTGTTTAATATAGGTACTATTTAGGTACTTGTCAATACTAAAAATGTTCCTCGCCATCGCTTAATCCATAATGCCTAGCCATTACAATTACATCGTCTTTATGTATTATAACATCTGTCGATTCGTTCTTGCTATGCTTGATCGTCAATTCAATCTCGTTGAATTTATTCACATCACAAGAATAAATACTTGGATCGAAAAACATATGCTCTTTAATGTCACTCATATCATCTCCTGTAAATTTCAAGTCTTGCGAGCTTTTCGGCTTCCTCACGTGTCAAACCGCCGTCAAACTCCATGATTGCGGATCGTTCTTCGTAAATTTCCATCGGGTAATGTCGGCACTCGGTGATGAATACGCCGTTTTTCTCGATGATTGATTTATTGCAATGTTCGCATTGGAAAGAGCCCATGGTTATTGCCTGGTAAAGAATGAATATATAAAATCCCCGAAAGACGAACCGAAATACCCAGCCGTAAAGCCCAATGAACCGCCAATTATTAATTTAGCATAAATTGATGGAATTTTATCCCAAACATAATCATTAATTAAAAACGCTATGCACATGAAAATTATAAACCCGATCAAGCGTAATATTTCGTTCATTTTTTATACCTCTTCAATACAAAGTCAAGTTGATTGCCCCAAATCTTGCGCACGTTGACGATTTTTTCGAATCGGTTGATTCCGATGTCAAGCCATTTGATGCGTTTTGGTTTGGGTTTTTCGCCAAATGTTTGTAATCTGTTTAATTTGTTACGTTTAAATCGATACAGACCGCCTTTCTTGTTCCCAGTCTTGCCAAGGATAAAAGGTCGTTTGTCCCGTTTAGCACGTCTAATTAGATTCATACGTCGTGATTGCTTTGTCTGACCTTCTACGTCACCCTCTGTTAAAATATTCGATCCTGATTGCAATTTGGACGCTTTACTCATCTTCTTGTTCCAATCTTCATTACGTGCAGCAAGAGTAAATATTCTCGACTGTGTGGATTGCGTTCCCCTCTGTTGTTCAACCCAACCGGAGAAACGAGCTGTAGCAACCGAACCAACTTCAGAAACCTGAGAAGACAAAGGGCCGGGCTTGGCTTTGTTGACCTGCACCCGAGAGGAGACGAATTTAGGATTTCTGACTGTCATATTATCTTCAATCGCGCCAATGATTGATTTTCTAGCCTCAAATGCAAACGTAGTCAAAGTCCCTGCACTTGCACGTTGAAAATCTCGCGGAGCGTTCTTGAAGAACTTAATCAAGTGCCGCATGTCGCGTTTGTTTATCTGGAATATGTCTGGCATGGCTTAACCCGTATTAATTGTTATACTCACTGAATACACAGAATCGATATTTTAGTCAAGAATTATCTAAGTTGTTGAGATTATAAACCATTATAAAATATTGTAAATTATTATACAAACCCTGTTTACGCCAAGCCCTATAAACTCTATATATATTATATATATATTATATTATTGTATGGTTATAATTTTTTTGATACGTATGCGCGCATAGACCTCAAGAAAAATTTTATGTTTCCCTTCATATGTATGTATTTTTCCTGCAATATTATAATTAGATTTATTTTTTGTCTGAATAGGCTATTTAATTGGGTTTGCTTATGCTGACTCTGTATAATCATTGGGGGGTAATTTGTAATGGTTTATAATGTCAATGAGATACAAATTATAAAATTAACCTGTTGACAGCACTACAAAATTAAATTATATTGTAAA